GCCTAGAGTTTTAGAGAATTTAGCTAAAGAATCAGCTTGGTCAATAGCAACCTGGCCGTCCCATGCAGCCCTATTAATGTTGTTCTGATTGCGTTCTGCTAATCTGGTTCTACCACTAGCTTTCAAACGACTTATATTTTTTGAATATGTCATAATTAAGCGAATTGGTTAGGGCCACCCATAATGGGATCTGTAATAACACCTGTGTTAAACATGAGGCTAGACTCTTTTAGTCCAGATGGTGTTGCTGTGTACATCGATTCTGTGCTTCCAGTTAAGTCTGCAACATCAGGATTGAAGTCACTACCACCAGTTACTTTTGCAGCTTTTAAACTCTTATGTGTTCCATAAGCTCCTAAAGCACTCGTTGCTAATCCTAGTATCAAACCTGCTGATGAAGGTTTAGCTTCTAATTCCGGTGCTAATGGTGTATGACCATGAACAGGTGAGAATCTGACCTTTTCAAATAACGAATTGGAATCTGAAGAAGCTTTGCTACTGATAATATCTTTATTAATATCTGTTTCTTTTCTTGCTAACATCATGTTTGATAACAGCTTAGCTTTCTCAAAGCCATATTTCTTCGCACTCTTACCTGCTAATCTACCAGCAGTTCTACCTGTCTGTGTACCAGCATAATCATTTTCATACATTTTCACCAATTGATCTTGCATTTGAAAATCAGAGTCGGCAAATATTTTATCTAGTTGGGCGTCTTGTTGTGTCCACTGATCTACCATAGATTGGTAGACTTTATCTTGTTCAATCTCTTGGACTTGAAGGTCATTCTTCCACTCAGCATTATCTAGCTTTACCTCATTAAGATAATTCTGATTAGCTGCAGCAAAGTTCTTTAATCTAGCTCGGTTCCTGGCTTTAACGCCTGACGCCTGAGCTTGATGTTGACCTATCTGTCCCACTGCGTTTAGGGCAAACATGCCCATTGATACTGGTTCGCACACGGCAAAATTCTATAAAGGTTAATTGGTTAGGACCGTGTTTAAGTTCCCGTAAGAACTTGAATCCTAAAAACTTTAGAAGTTTTAGATGAGCGGTATTCCGTTTATCTACAATGTTCCAAAGGAGTTTCTCTTCTCTACTTTCTATAAATCGTTTAGCTTCGCGTGCAAAGGTTAGTGGATATTCATGGATAGCTTCTGTACATAGCATCCAGACTTTCCCTCCTTCTTGCACTCCGGCCAATCCGGCAGTCTTACCGTTTGGCACTTCGAACCATACTGTATCTCCATTGAAAGCAGCCATCGGGATATAGAAAGGTGGGAAATGGCCGTGGCCTTCCATCACTTCTCTATAATCATCAGGTCGAAGATTAGAGGCTACATCTACAGCAGCCTCCATTGTAATTGGGTGAATGTAATCAGACACGTTGATAGTATCGTGGTGAGTAATCTCCCTCCCAGTTCATTGAATGAATGGTAGCAGGAGATGGGTGATTAGATTTAATAAGTACACTTAAATTTACATTTCTATCATACACAGGTATGGTGTGAGTATATCCACTGGCTATAGTTGGTGTACTAGACAGTACATTATCCCATTCAAGAGACTCAACTGTATAGGTATAATCATCTCTACCTCTTCGTTTAAGTGTAACATCTATAACACCTACATCTCCGAAGTCAAAGTTCATCCTATGGATAACTAAAGATCCTCTAGTCTCTGATCTAGTCTTCTCACCTTCAGTTCTAGTGACATAAAGTTTAGGTAATTCAACTTCAAACTCATACTCATATCCAATGACTATATCTGTGTTAACAGCACTGCCATCCTTAAGAGATGTCTTCCAGTTACCAGGTAGAGTCACTGTTTGGTTAGGAGCTGTGCCTGTTATCTTAGCTGCTGGTATATCATAACTCTTACCTCTAGCATCGCTGTCTGTTGTACAGTAAGCTGTTAGAGTTCGTGAACTATAGTACCCTGCACCTAGAGTGAATGTAGATACATCAGTTTGTCCGTTGTAGGTTACATCACCTGTGGCAATAGTCTTCTTGGTATCTAAATGTATCCTATTAACTTCAGGTTCATCACCTATAAGGAAGGTATCTCCAGATAATTTTATGTCAAATTTTTCTAATGTAAATGTGGAGCCTGTATTTAATACACAGTAGTATACGTCATCAAGTACAGTATGGTATATAACATTATTAGGTAGTGTCCATCTAAACCAGGCAGACTGAGCACGTTTCTGTCCTTGCATATAGTACTTATATCCCCACACTTCATTTGTAGCAGTGTGTAAAGTACTATCTGTACCAAATAAAATTAAATCATTTTCATTTGATTCAGCTACCATAGTCATAGATGTTGGAAAAAGTTTAGATATGATCTTACTTTGTTCCATAACATTCGGTTCTTCTCTAGAACTAACACCAGCTATTTCATAGAACCTTGCATTCTTAGCTGTACTATTTAAGAATCCTATAGTTGTACCTAAGGATACTGGTCTAGTATCATGGTTGAATGAATAAGATGATAGGAAAGAAACTTTAGCAGTCTCTGGTGTTAAGAGGGCCTCAGCACCTGAGCTTAAAAGGAATTGTTCACTAGCACTAAAGAGTACTAATCCGTTGTTTGATTCGATTGCATCATAAAGCTTAGTCGGGTACGTAGAACTTGACTGTAAATCGATAGGGTCTGCATTGGAAATAGCCATAGCAGTTTTAACCCAGA